TCAACATTTTCTTGGGCTAACGTAAATTTGTTAAGAATATATTGTTCTGTGATTAATTCAGGAACTCCAACAGATGATTACTACGTACTATTAGATGGATTAAGAATAGACAATGTAACTGTAGAAAATCCACTATACTCTTTAGTTGGATATAATGTTATTGCAACAGATGATGGTTTGCCAACTCTTAAAAAAGAAAATACAAATAATTATATAGAATATAGATTTGGTATTGGAGTTTCTTAATGCCAAAAGTTATAGTTCCAGTAGATAAACTTCCAGTTCCTGGTGTAGATGGAAAACATAAAATAAGGTTTAGAATAACCACAAAAGACTATAATGAAATTTCAGAATGGTCTCCAGTATTTATTTTAGACAGTACGGGTCAAATAGCAGGTGCCAGTGCATCATATTCTTATGACGTTGTTACAACTACATCAAACGATAGGATAATTAACGTTTCATGGGAAGATGTCCATTATAGTGTTGATAGTGCTGCTCACGACCTATTTATAAGATGGAACTATTCAACAGGATACGAGTATTACGGAAGGGTAACTGGAAATAGTGCTACAATAAGGGTTCCAATATCAGCAACTACTTTTAGAATTAAAGTTCAACTTCCTTCTTACCCAGTACCACCAGAAGAAAATAATATTTTTAAATTGTTTGAGACATCTGTAATAACCCTATAATGGTATAATGGAGATAATATGGCAACTATAATTTCACCTACGCGTGGACAACCACTAGACGTCACCTTGATTTCATCATTAGTTGAGGCAGTCAGTGATCTTCAAAATTCTCAAATAACATCCACTCAGTCAAAAATCAATGATGTTTCAGTAAATAGTTCTTCAATAAAGATATTTGCTAAGACTCAATCTATAAATATAAATAACATTACCACTAACCAAGAAAAGCCATTCTTTTTTGAGTATCCAAATTATACCAATACTCCAGTTGCAGTAGTAGGTGTAACAAATGTTACAAGTACAGTGTCTGGAGGAAACGCTGCTACGGTAGTTTTAACTTCAGTAACAAAAAATAGAGCAGATGGAATTATAAAGTTTCCTTCTGGAGCAACTGGATCAGTAACTATAGATGTTAATATTATTGCAATCGGAACGGCCTAAATAAGGTGAATGTTAAACAAGCCTTGACATGTGCTAAATGTTCTGCTAAAATGTTTGTAGATAGGGTATTTTTATCCCATGATCATATTGAATTATATTGCTTAAAGTGTGGAAAAAGAGATATGTATCACGGTACTGATAAATTTAACGAGAGAATAAGATGGATAATGTCCCAAGAAAGAATAAGAGCAAAAAAGAGTGGCAATCCTCTGTAAAGCCAAGTAACATTATTTTTTTTATAAATGATGAACTTGTGAGGACATTGCATACAAATAGAGCAAATAATATTTGCATATTATATAACTATGTTCAAGATAAAGAACAAACTATGCTTTTATCTGATTTTAAAAAACATAGAAAAAAAGCATATACTGTTATAAATACAACAAGAATATTTGCAAGATCTAGGGTACAATTTGAAAGATTAATAAAAAGAGGAATTATTCCTGCTCCAATAGGTGCTAACGTAGGAGGAGTAAGGGCATGGCAAAAAATGTCTTATTTTTCAGAAGATGATCTATTTAAAATTCGTGAGGGAATGGCAAGTGTTCACTCAGGAAGACCAAGAAAAGATGGTAGGGTAACTCCAAGAAAAGATATTCCTAACGAAAAAGAGTTGCGTTCTTTGATAGGAAAGGATATAATGTTATATACACAGAATAAAGATGGGGAATTTATCCCTGTCTGGGCAGAAGAAACGTGGTGAAATATGTCTGACAAAACAACAGTATCAGCAACATTGGGCTATACGCTAAATCTAGGAAACTTTCAAAGTTTAAGAGTTGACCTTGGTTGCACTGACTTCCTTAGAGATGGGGAAACTATGGACACAGCGATGGATCGTGTTTATAAGTTTGTTGAAGAACAAGTTATTGCAAAAGTAGATGAGGCTAAGAAAGAACTAGAGTAGTGACAAATAAGCAACAAAAATTTGCACTTCTTACTAAATTCAGAAAACGTTTAAAAGATAAAGGTTTAGACGATACTATGAATATGCATGCCGAGCAATGGGCTGCAGATGCTCTTATTCAATCATACACTTTACAAGGATGCTATGATTTGGTAGAATATTATTTTGCAGTAAGTGCAAGTCCTAGTTGGAGATGGTTTGCATATAATGCAGATAAGGTGTATTCAGCAAAAAAGTTAAAAGAAGAAGATGACAAAGTTCGTGCAATAATGCGTGAACAAGCGAAAGAGTGGTTAAAGTAGTGTCTGCAGAATTAGAAGCCAAGGTGCTTTCGGCGGTATTAAAAGATAAACAACTACACGTACTACTACAAGCAAACCCAGATAGTTTATTTAGAACCCATAAGGATGTATGGGATTTTATAAAACAATATAGCGAACAAAACTCTGTAGTTCCATCAATACCTTTGGTGGTAGAAAAATTTAGAGACTTTGATCCTGTTGGAGAAATAGGAAATACTAAGTATCATTTAGAAGAACTAAGAACCTCTTATTTACAAGATAGTTTAAGTAATGTTCTAATGTCTACAGCAAAACAATTGCAAGATAACAAACCAAATGATGCTTTAAATAATTTAATTGGAAAAACTTCAGAATTAAAAAAGATAACTGCTGATATTAGAGATGTTGATGCAACTGATATCGAAGATGCATTAGCACACTTTCATCACGTTAAAGAGTTAAATGAAAAGGGAAACTATGGTATTAAAACAGGTCTTGCAGGTTTTGACAACTATCTTCCAGCGGGTATTACTCCTGGCCAGTTTGGCATTCTTCTTGCCTATCCTGCTATTGGTAAGTCTTGGCTTGCATTGTTTATGGCTGTTCAGGCATGGAAAAATGGAAGAAAGCCATTAGTCATATCTCTTGAAATGACAGAGACAGAGGTTCGTAATCGTGTTTATACAATTATGGGTCAAGGAATGTTTTCACATCGAAAACTTACATCTGGGCAGGTAGATGAGGAATCATTTAATCTTTGGGGTCAACAACACTTATCTAATATGCCACCATTTCATATTGTCTCAAATGACGGTATAGGAGAATTATCTACTTCTGTATTAAGAGGAAAGATAGATCAATACTCCCCAGATATTGTATTTGTTGATTATATTCAATTGATGCAATCAAACGTTCCAACAGATAATGAAGTTGTAAAAATTAAAAGTATTTCTAGAGAACTAAAAGTGCTTGCAATATCAGCACAGGTTCCTATTGTTGCAATTGCATCAGCAACTCCAGACGATGCTACAGATATGAACAGTGTTCCATCTTTGGGTCAGGTAGCATGGTCAAAACAATTAGCCTATGATGCCGATTGGGTCCTAGCATTGGGTCGTGCACAGGGTACAACAATTCTAGAATGTGCCTTTAGAAAAAATAGACACGGATTTTCTGGAGATTTTATGATAGATGTTGATTTTGATTCAGGAAGATTTATATATAAAGATTTTGAAGATAAACAATAATCCATGGCTATAATTAATGTATGTACAGCCACAGACCTATCAAAAGGTTTGGTCTTGAAGGTGAAATATATGACGAGTCCCACATCCCAAGACTAAAAGACCAATACGTATTTATGGTAACATCAGTCATGAAAAATCATGGCTATGTTCCAAGGTATGATATTGACAATGATTTTACTATTGGATATAATGGAAAGACATTTGATTTTAAACTATCAGTTTATGGAGTGTATGTTGGAAAAGCACAGGCTAAATGTATAAATGGAATAGACAAGACAAAGGCAGTAATGTCACATACTACTCAGAAGATCAGGTCAAACGAAGCCTCATAGCATCTGGTGTAGATATACAATATGAGTTAGACAATGATTTAATGATTTTTTGTCCTTTTCATAATAATTATAGATCTCCAGCAGGAGAAGTTTCTAAAGAAACAGGAATATTTTGGTGTTTTTCATGTCAAGAGTCTAAAGATTTAGTAGAAGTAGTTATGCATATAAGTAAAAGATCTTACTTTGAAGCCATGAGATTGATAGATTCAAAAGCAGATAGTAGGAATTTAATTGATCAATTAAATAGTAGTTTAGAAAAAAAGGTAGTTTTTAAACAATACTCTTTAGAATCTATTGAACAATTGCACAAAAATGTATTTGAAAATGAAAGAGCAATTAAATATTATTCTAATAGAAAAATTAGTAAAGAAAGTGTTGAAAGATATAAATTGGGATATTCAGTGTCTCAAGATATGGTTACAATACCAGTGCATTCTCCAGATGGAATTTGCATAGGGTTTGTTGGCAGATCTGTAGAAGGAAAGGTATTTAAAAATACACAGGACTTACCAAAGAGTAAGACTTTGTTTAACTTGTGGAGAAATAAAAGAGTAGATAAAATTTTTGTTGTTGAGTCTTCATTTGACGCAATTCGATTAGAGCAGGTTGGTGCTCATGCTGTTGCAACTTTGGGTGCCACTATATCTAAAGAACAAAGAAAACTGTTAAAACAATATTTTAATCAAGTTATAGCACTTGGAGATAATGATGATGCTGGAACCAACATGTCTAATAAGTTAATCACAGATCTTGGAACAGGTAAGTGTATCGTTGCAAAACTTCCAGAAGGTATAAAGGATGTTTCTGATTTATCAGATATTGAATTAAAAGAATTTGTAGCAAGATTTGACAATATAGTCCTGTCAATGCTACAATAAGGTAAGTCCATTTACAGGACAAATATTAAGGAGAAATATATGGCAATTATAAAAGGACTCAAGAACATAGAAGCAGTTCTTGATAAAACAAAAATAGAAAATAGTGGGGCCAAGGTTAATTGGCTTAAGTTAGATGATGGCGAAAGTGTACAAATTCGCTTTGTAAGTGAACTAGATGCAGACTCACCAAACTATAATGAAAAACGTGGTGTAGCAATTGTTCTAAGCGAACACACAAATCCAGAAGACTATAAGCGTAAGGCTGCTTGCACGGCAGATACACAAGGTCGTTGTTTTGGTTGCGAAATGTATAGAAAAGAACCAAAGAGTGGCTGGAGAGCACGTCTTCGTTTTTATTGCAACGTCTTAGTAGACAATGGAACAGAAGAACCAAAAGTTGCTGTATGGAGTATGGGCGTAAGCAAGTCCGCTACATTTAGTACAATTCGTGAATTTGCTGCAGACTCACAAAGTAT